CAGCTGTATAGCTCCCGGCACTGACTGCGGTATTTGCCAATTTGTCAGCAGTGACAGCATCATTTGCTATCTCAGCTGTGCTGATGGTCCCAGACGCAGCAGCCGTGACACGGCCTTGCGCATCAACGGTGATGTCTGCTGCGGTGTAACTTCCTGCGGTGACAGCTGTGTCTGCGAGCTTTGCGGCCGTTACCGCATCGTCGGCAATTTTTGCCGTTGTGATTGATCCATCAGCAATCTCACTCGTTCCGACTTGCCCGCTGGCTGCTGCTGTAATCCGGCCTTGTGCGTCAACGGTGATGTCTGCCGCTGTATAGCTCCCGGCAGTAACTGCTGTGTCAGCAAGCTTTGCAGCTGTTACCGCGTCATCAGCAATGTAAGCAGTTGCAATCGCTGTTCCATTCCAAACGCCAGTTGTGATCGTGCCAACGGTTGTCAGGCTTGACGTGACAACAGCACTCCCCAAGCTCGTGGCGTCGAGAACCTTTGTTCCTGCGATGCGGAATTCTTTGCCGCTTGCAATGTTGACGTGTTCAGAGAAGTCCCAACTGTCAGTGCTGTTCGTCCAAATAATGGTGTGATCAGTTGTGCCCTTCAGCGTGATGCCGCCGCCGTCAGCTGTTGTGTCGGAGGGGCTTGCAACTGTGCCTAGTTCAATGTTTTTGTCATCAATGGTCAGCGTCGTGCTGTTGACTGTTGTCGTTGTGCCGTTGACGGTCAGGTTGTTTGTGACCGTCAGGTCATTGGCAATCGTGATGTCATTGGCAAGCTTGTCGCCCGTGATCGCATCGTTGGCAATGTCTGCAGTCGCCAGCGGATAGGCGCTGACCTTTGTGCCGTGGATGTACGCCAGCGATGTCCACGCCGTAGAACCATCACCTACCTTTATGTAACTGGTGTCAGTCTCGTAGCCAATCTCACCCGCTTTTAGCGTGGGGTTCTGGGTCGTCCAGTTGGAAGCAGTGTCACGACGTTGCTGCTGGAAGGCAGAAAGGTTGATCGTCATGCTGCTAAACCCGGATTGATGGTGTGAGTGCGAGCCGGTGTGGCAGAAGCACTTCCCGCATCAATAATATAAAGGCGCTCTGGCGTGTTTGGATCAGCGCCCTCTCCATTGATGATCAGGTCGCTTGTGTTAATCGAAACTGTCTGCAGCTGGACAGAAACGTTAAACCTGTTAAAAGAAACGTCTTCAATTTCTGGCGGGCTTGAATAACGCCAAGCAAACTCAATGCCAACAGGCGATGTACTGTAATCACCCCAAATAACTGACGGCAGGTAGAAAATTTCAAATGTTCCTTTTCTTGCTATGTAATGGTCTTTTATCAAAACCATATCTGATTCTTCAAGATACGAGAAAGACAAAGAAAGGGCCTGGCTTACTCTTCGTGCGCCACGCTTGAAGCCCACAACAGCCCCATTCAGCGCTGTCTGAAACTGAATGGGAACGTTCCCCGGAACGTACGTCCTGGAAGTTGCAGAGATGGCGGGGAAGGTCGTCATTTACTTCACAACAGACACCAGCCGTATTGTGACGTTAAACCGTCCTGTGAAGCCACCTGTTTCAACATTGAAGGTGTCGGCATATCGCCATTCATAATCACTAGCGCTCACAGGAACGGTTGAATAACCTGACCAAATTTCAGATGGCAGGTCAAAAGGCACCAGAGAGCCTTCTTGCCCGATGTAGTGATCTGTTATTGAGTTGACCTGCGTTTCAGTCAGGGCACGGTAGGTCAACGTTAAAGCTTGCCCGACTCTTTTGTTCTCGTTGTGTATGAACCGCACACCCACGCCGTCAGGGCTTTCAAACTGCTCCTGAGGTGCATTGCCAAGACCGAAAGATCTTGCGTTAGGGACAATAGCGGGAAAATCAGCCATCAGATAGTCGTAAAGCTGCCGGTGAGAACCTCGTTGCTAATTTTGCTTATATCAGAAGCGTTCAAAGGAAAATGCATTGCAGCAATCGCAGTAACGCCATCTGACTCATGACTGAGTGATGTAACCTGATAATACTCAATCTCAGTCCTGTCATCTCCAACACTATTTTGCCTTTGCCGCTGCACTTTAATAACATCCAAGATTGACAAGGACGAAGTGACAAGCGGCGTTTCAAAAGAAATAGAATGTGTTGAGTGCTTGCGTTTTGCTAAAACATATTTGGCGTACAAATCAGCATGAGCTTCACTTGTGCAGCAATCAGTCATGTCTATTTGCTCAACAGGCGCATCGTTTGAAACTGTAGACAGCCTAACGATTCTTGTCTTTTGCAGCCCTACTCTTTCTTTTTTGACCTCGCGGAAAGCAACTGAAATCTGAATATCACGCCGATCATCTGCTGGATCATATTGTTTTTGAAATGTGCCTGGCAGGATGTTCGCTTCCGTAAATGTTGCGCTAGGAGTCAGCGCCGTACCATCAATCTGATTTCCTGTCGTGATTGGCAGAAGCGGTTTGAACGCATATCGGCCATTCTCAGAAACAAACTGCAAAAGGAAAAACGGTGCCATTGTGGAGATGTAGTCAATGATATTGACTGATTGCTCAATGATTCCGTTAAAGACAGCGCCGACATTAGTATTGAAGGTTGCCAGAGTCTGTAAGTTGCTTGTATCGATCGGCAAGGCAATATCAGACGTAGCAGTATCTGCACGCCCAATGACCGTGAACAGGTGCATCGCAAGATCAACGAACTGGTTGCTTGCCCCAGTCGTGCCAGGCGTGCCAGCGCTGTATAACGGAACCTTCACGCCCTGATCGACATAAACGGCGAGCTGACGTGTTGTTGTTTTGTATTCTCCTAGGTCTGCGTTGCTCTCGTCGTAGATATTCCCTTGAATCTCCAGAAATGTGATGTCAGCGTAATCGGTAAAATCAAAACTTGAATCAGGGCTGGTCGGGTCAGATATTGTGCTTGTCGCATATTCAGCAACCACGCCTCCAAGCGTGCCAGTGGTTGCAGGATTTGAAGTATTAGCCTGATTGTTTATTGTTCCATTTGTAAATTTTTCATTAACAGGATTAGTCGTTCCCCATTGTGAATAAATTGTGGAATGAGAAATTTTGTCAAACAAGAAACCTAAAGCCTGCCCAAAATTGACGCTTCCCCGGTCAATAGTGCCTATTGCAAATCCTCCCTCAAGGCTGCCTGACCTTGGCCGCCTGTTGAATCTAAATTTGGCTGTCGTAGGGTCGCTTACCCCTATATTTGTGAAATAAGTTGATGTAAGATCTGCGCCTGTTACAGAATCCCATGCCAAATAATTATCACCCGTAAATTCCATAATCGTGTTTGTTGTGTCGCCGCTGCCTATAGTTAAAAACGCATTGTCAGTGAAAAAATCTGCAAAGTTTCTGCCATATTCTACAAAGCCTGAAGTTTTTCTTGTCTCGGCAATGAAATAGTTCGAGTCGTAATCGCAAAAGATTTTCCCGCTTGTGATCGGGCAAGAATTTGGCGAACTAGCCATCGCTGATGCAGATGAATAGTATTTATTGATGGTTGGCGCTGTTCCTGATCTTGCTTGTATTTGATCCGGGCCAACATAAGTATTAGTTGCCACAGGGGTGCTTACGATTTCGCCCTGGCTCAGGGGATATAAAAAGATACCGACAAAGTTATATGATCCCTGCTTTGACAACGGTGGTTCAAGCCAGACTCCGCCAACATCGCTGACACGTTTGCCAAAAACAATAGGCACGGTGTCGCCAGCTGCTGCTGTCTTTTGCGCCGCCCCTTCGGCCCTTACGAACCTAGGTTTTTTACTTTTATCTACCGCCTCATCGCTGCGTTGGGCGATGTTGCAAGGCTTAGATGAGCGCTGACGTGTTTTGTTCTCATAAAGAGCCTTGTTCCTCCTAAGAATCCGCCTGAGAGCCTTTGAAGGCTTGAATTTATTGCCACTGAGGCTGCTGTAGCTCATATGTTCAACGGTCCGTATTCTTGGACGATAACAGCTAGCTCAAAAGGAGTCACACAAAAACTGCCGCCTAGCACTTTGGTCACGGCACGATCGCCAGTCAGAAGTTGCTCCTCGCTGTCCAAATACGCATAGGCACCTTCATGGATCGTGATGTGGCAATGCTCACGGGTGACGCCATCAGCGCAAACAATTCGGAAGTCATCGCCGAAGATGTTCTCAGTCATGGGACTTGTGGGCGAGTTTTGTTCAGCATGTTGGCAGTAATTTTACGGGTTGGAACCTGTGGATTTCTTTTGTTGATTGCTGGATTAACAGTCCAAGCCACTTGTGTGTCTGTGATTTGCGCCTCTTGGATGCTGCCGATATAGCGGCTAACTCGCACAGCGCTTGACGGGTCAAACGCATCGCTGCCTGCGGTTTGGACATACAAGCTAGCGATCAATAGATTGTCCGCCGCTATTGCCTCGTCTGTGATGTCAATGATTTCAGCAGTAGCGGCAAGTTCAACAGACAAATCGTTGATGCTTGATGCTTCTGTTGAGCCGAAGCCATTTACGTCAAAAGCAAGGTAGTAATAAGTGGAGTTTGACTCAGAATCAGCAGAGCCCAAAACCTGACCCTCCTGATAAAAATTTTGCCAATGCTTGGTAGGCGTCCGCACTCCTCCACTGACAACGCTTGAGCGGCTTGAGTAATACTCAAGGAAGCACAGGATGTCGTAGTTGGTAGCCATCAGATGCTTAACCCTGCGCGAATCATGCCATCCTGGCGTATCAACTCAAGGGTCTGTTCCACCCCTGCCTGAACAGCTGCGGACATGTCTTGGGTGGTCACAAAGTTTGTGCCATCCATTTGCGTAACAGGCCCGGTCTGGATGCTGACATTCGCGCTTGAAGGCATCGCAACACCTCCATTCGCAAAACCAGGGACGGCGCTTATGCCACGCTTGCCTGACAGGAAGTTGGCAGCGAACCCAGCCGCCTTGCTTTGGGGGATGATGTATTCAGGCTCCCCGCCTTCTCCGATAAGGCCAAGGGTTGGGCCTTTAACAACACCGCCTCGCGCAAAGGCTTTGAAGGAACCCAGGTTGTAGCCGCCTGCGGCCTGTTGCACGGGTTGGTCACCGCCGCCACCGCCACCACCGCTGTTCTGATTAGCCCTTGCAGCATTCAAGGCCCTTTGTGCCTCCGCTGCCCGGAAAATAGATTCAGCCGCTATGTCTGCATTAGTGGCAACTCGGATGAAGTTGCCGGCTGCGTCCATTGCGTTTGTTGATACTTGTCCTGTAGCTGTTTGAAGCTTGTTTGCGTTGTTAAAGCTGTCAAGGTATTTCTGAGAGAGTTTTTTGGCCTCTCCCTTGCCCTCTACAAGCTTGTCATTGACTAATTTTTGCTCAAAAGCCTGCTGAGCTGTCAATTCTTTTTGCTTCAACACTGCTTCAGCTGCTGTTATTTGATGCTGAGCAACTTGATCTTGAGCCCTGATTTGACCTTGGATAACGCTCACAGCCTCCTGCTGTGCACGTACCGCATCTCGTGTTTTTTCTAAGATAAGTTTTGACTTCTCAATATCATCTTCTTTTGCTGCTGCCAGTTCCCCCTGTGCCTGAATAATTTTGGCTTCTACTTCTGCAGTTTGAAGCCGGAACTGAAGCCGCATCCTTTCTGCTTCAATGCTGGCTAGCGTTTGTTGATAGGCGATCCGTGCCCCATTAAGCTCATTCTGGAAAATTTGTTTTGCAATTTCTAAGCGTTGCTTGGCCGAGCCTGCTTGTTCATATGCACGCTCAAGGATTTGGCCTTGCAGAGTATTGATTTCTTTCTCTGCGTTTAGCCGTGCATCAGTAATTTTTACGCTGTTTTCGTATGCTTGCTCTTGTGCTTGGATTTGTTGCTTCTCCTGTTGAACTAACCTCACAGCCTGAGTCAAGGCTTCAATTTTGCGTTTTTGAGCTTCTACCGCTGCATCAACAGCAGGGGGAATATCCTTGAAGCCATTTGCCGCCCCCCTTGCTCCAGTTTCCAGGTCGTTGACAAGGGGTTGAGTCAGCCCCAAATGTTCGGCCAGTTTCATGAGCCCTTGAACCATTAAGCCGAACGGGCTGTTCTGCACCATAAAAAACAAAGCCTCACTGATTTTTGCTATCACTGGGGTAATTAGGCTCAAAGCGTCAAAAAAGGTCTGAGCACCTACGACGAGAACATTGCCGATAAGGTTTGCCACTTTTTCAAAATTAACTTTTTCAAATATGTTCCTCATTACAGTGAGAATTGGCTCTAAAGCTTTTTGAGCTTTTGGCAGAACCGCGCTAGCCAGCCTTTGGAAAAAATTAGATACAGCTTTGATGCCCTTGGTTAGAGCTTTGATGCCAGCAACTGCGGCGGGCTCCATAAATTCCCCTAATGCCTCCATGGCGTCTCTTGTTTCCTCTCCAAGCGTGTCCATTGCCCCAGCAAAACCTTTTGCCGCTTCTTGCGAAGCACCGCCGTACTGGCGCTGCAATTCTTTCAAAATAAATGCTTGGGCTTCTGCGGTTTTATTGGCCGCGACCATTGCTTTTACTTGCTTTTTCTGCGAGTCAGTAAAGCGTGTTCCAGATCGCTGCAAAGCAGTCAAGCCAACCTCTGGAGCTTCTAACGCTTTGGCAACTTGCAGCAAAACGCTGTTTACATCTTGGTCTAAAACTTGGGCCATGTCAGCCGCTGTCCCGGCAACTTCTTCGTAGCTGCTCACGCCAATAGTCTTAAAACTTGTCAAGAGCTTGAAGCCCCTGGTGAAGTCTTCCTCGTTAAACAGAGTGGCCTTGCCGAGTTCATCTGCACTTGCTTTCAGCGAAGCTAAAGCGGCATTACCATCGGTTGTCATCCCCTTAATGCCATTGGCTAGGGCTGCGGTGTCCTTTTGCCGTTGTGAAAAAACAGCAAGCGAATCCGTGACACCTTTAACAGCTGTGCCAAAAGCGACAAGCGGCGCAAGGTATGTCGAGAATGTAGTCCCTAACAGTTTGAAGCTCTGCCTGGCTGTGCCAGCAGTCTTCGACATTTTGACAAAACGTCCATTCGCATCTCTAAGTTTTCCCTTGCTGTCTACAAATGTTTTGTTCAGGTCTTTGGCACTTTTATTGATCTTAGTCAGCGTCACGCTGGCACCGTCTTTGGCGGTTACGTCAATGACAACGGTTCCAGCCACAACATTCCCGCCAGGTTCCGTTAAGTCTACCGCCGCTTGGCTTTACGGCGCATTTCCTGCTCCTCCTGGGCCTCTACTTCAAAAAGCAGGCACCACAGCTGCAGCTCTTCGCGGGACATTTTGCTTGAAAGCTCAGAAAGCGTGTAACCCAGTTCCCGGGCTACACGCATTTGCACTCTCAGGGGCCAGTCATCTTTGAAGAGCTTGCTTAGTTTTTTGCCTCTTCCTCAGTGACGTTGCCCTCGCCAGTGATCAGGGCAACCATCAAACCTTGCAAGTCTTCGTCCCTTACTTCGTTTTTCAGCTCTGCAAGTTCACCTGCCTTAAACATCCGCTGACCGTTTTCGTCAGTGGCTTTATTGACTAGCAGCTGCAAAGCATACTGAGTGGCATCATCTGAGTTGGCTTGCTTTTGCGCCCGCTCACGTTCTGCCATGGTCAAAGGCGTTGACCAAAATACAAACTCATCCCCATTGCTCAAGATCACAATACGCTTCACTGGCGTCAGATTTGCAGCCTTCTTGAGACGATCAAGTGCGCGTCCGCTTGCACTGGAAGACATAAAAACCTGTGAACAGTAAACAGATACTACTCATGAAAAAAGCCCCAGCGCAAGCCAGGGCCAAACAAACGGGTGACAAACGATCAGGTCTTAGCAAGATCGAAAGTTGGCACAGCAGAAGGCCGGAAAGAGACTTCAATCTGTTGTGCGTCGTCTGGGTTGACGGAATAGCTGGCAGAAGTCAGCACAGCTTCCATTGTGATTGAGCGGCTTGCAGTGTCATCCACAGAGCCAGAAGAAATCACCCGGTCGATGTACAGCTTGAACTGCACACCAGTCTGAATCCGCTGAATCACGTCTTCCACCAAGCGTGATGCAATGGTGGTGTCGTCGTCAGTGGTGTAAATGGTGGCAGAGCCTTCGCCATCAGCAAAGCCGGTGATGTAGGTCTTGAACGGTGCGTTTTGACCAAGGGTTTGACCAATAGTGGTCACGTCAATCTCATCGCGAGTAATCTCAAAGGACCATTCACGAACAGCTCCAACCGCTTGGAACTCAGCAAACTTGATAGTGAACGGCGTGGTTCCATCCGTGCCATCATCACTCAAAGCAAGCTCAGTTCCGCCAGCTGTGGCAGAAAACGTAGCGATGCCGGTTGATGCGGTGTAGGTTCTGATGAACACATCAGTGCTCGCAGAAAGCCCAGAAGGCAGAGTGCCACCAGTGCCGGTACCAAACGAAACCTTGTCGTTGACCTTAAAGTTTCGGTAGGTTCCCACCATGATGTTGTTGCTGGCATTAGTCACGTTCGATGCGGTGAACGTGCTGTCAGTGCCAGCAGGCTTGTAATAGAGTGCGCCGGACGTACCGGACAGAGTGGTTGCCATAACGTTTGTACGGTAGTTGGCTCAGCTCATTGTACGAAGGCATTGAATGTTATGGCTAGCTCTGTTTGAAAAAAGGATTCAGGTGCGGCAGCCTCAACGATTGCCGGACCGTTGGCTGCGTCAAAAATAATCTGGCTAACGATCTTGCGGTCAAACAAATCTTTCAAGCGTTCTGCCAGTGTGAAGTTGTCGCCAGTGCCGACACCGATTGGAGTGAAGATGCCAATGACGACAATGCCTGCCTGGCGATTGCTGCCAGTTGTGGGGCCAAGCAACGTCGCATAAGCGTTTTCCCCAAACCGGATCTGAACCTTGATCCAAGTGGAGTTATTGGGCGGCGTAAACGGGACGTTTTCGTAGCTGACTTGATATGACGGCGACTCCGCCATCTCAGTGGCGATGCGTGCCTCAATGGCGGCCCTGATGTCGTTATATGTACTGCTCATGGCTTGCTAACAATCCTGTTCCACATGCTAGGGATAGCGTTTTGCACGTCCTTTCCGGCAAGCAAAGTAGGCCAGCCTTTCGGCAAGCCATATCGTGACCTGAACGAACCTGGAGGGCCCCAAGATGGCGGCGTGTTCTCGCCGTATGTAATGGCCTCTCCATAGTTCTGAGTGTTGTTGGTGATCCTTGCGGTCAGCCCTTTGTCTACATAGACAGGCGGCTGCCAGTTGGACTTAAACGTTCCGCCGTTAACTTCACCAACAGGGCTCAACTCCACAAGCCGGTCGCGAAGCTTGACACCTGATTCACGCACAAGCTCTTTGACCTTCTCTCCGCAGTAATCACCAATTTGAAGAATCGTGATTTCTTTTTTAGCCATCAGCCCCTCAGGATCAGCTCATAAGTGATTGCTGTGTTGTCCTGCTCAACCGTGTTGACTGAAATGATTTGATAGACAACAGAGCTAATGACAACCCTGTCCTTAGTCCCTGGGGCCGTTGCTAGCTCTTCCGCAGAAACGATAAGGCGCTTGTCCTGCGCTTCGATAAGGCTGTTGACCTCAGATTTTGCAACTGCCTGAACCACACCTTTGACGTTGGTGTCGCTCACGGATTCAGCGCTTAAACCAGTCGTGGTGTTGTAGCTGCCACTGGTGACATAACGGATCGTCACGTCAGCACCCAACGCCTTAAGAACGTTGGTTGCAACCTTGCCCAGCGAATCAGCAAGTGCCATCAGACGCGATAAGCAAGGCAAGCGCCGCTGGTCAGCGTGATACTGGTGACAATCCCCGACAGCTTGGTGTCAGCCACAAAAGTCTCACCAGCCAAGCTGTTGCCAGTTGCGTTCTGCACAGTGATTGCACTGATCACCGTGTCTTCTTTGAAATAAATCAGGCAAAACCGGCCAGTGTGCTCAGCGGTGTCTGAGATGAACTCGAAGCCGCCTTTCAGGTCTCCGTACATGGTCAGCTCCGTTTGATAGCGATGTTGCCTGGTCCACTAATTCTAAGCCCCGTTAGATAGCGTTCAAGCAACGGCGGCACGCGATCAGCGCCAACGGCACCAGTCTTGTCTGGAGTGATGCTGATGCTGCCAATGGAAACACTCTTGAAATCTTCAAGTCCACTTAGGCCGATGCCGTCTTTGTTGTTATTTAGGTAAACCGCTAACACCACCTGAGCCCGTTTCACCTGATCTGGGATTTCTGTGTCAGTGAAGTAGTCGTCAGATATGCGGAAAGGGAAACCCGTTGCATATGTGTTGACATAGGTGTCAGGCTTGCGAACACCAGTGCGCGGCCATTGGAGCGACTGTGTATCTGTTGCCCGTGCCCCAAGAAACCTTTCGCGGTCTAGCCGCTGTGTTGCTGTGTAGAGGGCACGATTTTTTTGGTCGGTGGTAGCAGAAGCCCATGCAGTCACATCTGCGTCTTCCACCATGCCATCAACAATGGCTTGTGCGTCACTCAGCGTTAGATAGCTGTTGGCGTTTGCGCCGCCCGCTGTTGCGTCGATTGTTACTGCCATCGGGCGTCACAGTAGAAGTCTTGCGTTTAGGGGTGGAGGCCACCGCTTGCGCAGCAGCCTCACGTTCCCGCATTCGCTTGAAAGCGAAAAGACCCATCAGGAGCTAGCGCCCTTCAGAGCCACGTA